CCGCTTGGACCTTTAATACCTACCTCCTTACTAAAGGCTTTTAACGAATTGATGTTGAAAACATAGGGGGTTTTTTCATGCCCCCCGATTGTGATTGTGTTGATCTCCATGTTGATAATATTTATTATTATGATCCAGCCGTTTCAGTAAGTGTTCCAGTTCCTTCAAAAGAAGCTGAAAACGTCATACCATCCTCAGTATCACCAGATAATTCAAGTGATGATAGTAATCCTATACCGTGATAGAACATATCACCAGTTACACCCGTACTAAATCTGATTCCAAATGATGTACGAGCTGTAATCTCACTGAATAAATCAGCGAATGCTACTGTACTATCTTCTGCAAATCTAAATTCACCTGAAAGCGTCCAGCTTCTAAGTCCCGCCATTACCTCACGCCATCCTGACGAATCTTTACTTGTAATATCTATCATATCATTATTGATAGATATTGAATGTGTTGTGCCTTTGCTGATCAATACACCATCTCTCCAGATGCCGACCAGCGTTCCATTATTTACTCCCTGTGAAGCCATACTTATTTGTCTTTATTAGTTTTAAAATCTGCTTTATCTTCTTTTTTTATCGCTGGTTTTTCATCAGATTCAATATGTCCTGATTTTTTCAGCTCTTGATATTTGGAGGGTGTTACGCGCATTTTAGAACCCGATTTATATACTCCTCCGTGTTTTTTCTTCAAGTCTTTTATTAATGTTATTTCCATGATTTATCGTTTAACTGCTATTGTAAAATCAAGCGTATTCCAATACTTATTTATATCTTCGTCAAAGTCATTTTCAAACTCATCTATCACAATATTATCTACCGTAATAGTTGCTACTGTACCTGTATATCTATCTAGTGCTACCCTTACTTTCTCCGCTAAATCAGCACATTCATCATATGTTTCAGAGAAGCAATCCACAGACAACGGTACAAAGTCTAATGTACTAGCCCCGTCTTTTGTTTCTAAAAACCTTGTCCCTTTAGGTATTGAAAATGTTACTAATGGATAGGCACTTTCTTGAGGAGCGTAAACAGGATGGATACGAGTACTTACTAATGCAGCTACATCCACATCATTTTTTAATACATCATATATTACTTTCCCTACGTTCATTACTGCGCCTTAATTAGCTCCTCCATTTTCTTAGATACCTGTGCTTTTATTCTACTGCCATTAGCAACTACAGTACGTACAATAAAGGGTTTCTTCTGTACTGACTTCTGACCCTTTGGCATCCTGTGACCACCCTCGACCATGTGAGCATAAAACCCATCATTACGCCTTCCTTTTTTTCCTGCCCTAGCACCTACAAACATTTCTGCTTTATTTCTGTTACGACTCCTGATAAGACCAAATGATCTTTTTAAATTCCCTGGTTTTACAATTCGCTTACCATTGGAAGACCTTATTAAATGAGGCTTATCTGATACGGGTGCAGCGTCCTTTAGTTTAGTTACCAATGGTTTTGCACTAGCTCTAATTATAGATAGTACAGCGGTACGCTTCTTTTGTAATCCCTCTAGTTTTTTTACATGAGCAATAGCACCTTCTAAGCCTTCCATATCGAATGTTAGTAGTTGCTTTGCCATTAGCTATCTTGTTTTTTAGCCGTTAATTCAGTCCATCTTTTGTTATCCTGAACTGCAATACTTTCTATATCCCAAAATGCACTCTCATAAGATATTCTCATCTTAGCGGTCACCTCACTTTTATACCTAATTGTAAACACTACTACAGTACTCGCTACCTCTTGCGACTCTTTATAATCTTCGTTGCTACCAGTACCTTTATATTCTACTTTAGCGCAAACAGTACCATCGGTTATGTCTGTCCACGTATTAGTGACCTCACCAAAATCATTAGGTGTACTATTCGTATTTTCCTGAATAGTAATCCTATCATTTAATTCTCCTATGGTGCATACTGTTGAACAACTCATGCTAGTAGTACTACTTTAAATGGATTAAGAGTTTCGTACAGTGTATTAAATTGCGCTGTCCTTGGTATTGTACACCTCTTTTCAAACATGTCACCTATAAAATCTAACATGCCGTGTCGTATAGGCTCTGGTAATCCCCCTGAATTAGAAATATAAATATCATTCGTACCCGCATCTGTTATATCAAGAGCACTACCACCTTCTGTTTCTGCAATTTTGAATGTATCACCGCTAACATCTCTTACAAAGTATGTTTGTGATTCGGTTAAGTCAGTACTTAGTATACCACTACCACCTGTTAAATGAAAGCTTACGGTATCATGCTCAATAAAGTCGTGGTTAACTATTGTAATAGTATCGTTAGCTGTGCTTATAGCACTAACCAATACAGGCAATAGATACCCAGATGTATACCGTAACCTAACAGCATTTGTAACAGTGTCAGGGGTAGGCCATGATGAACCATTACTAACCGTAATACGTGGGCTTATGCCTACATTATCAATGTCGTAAGTAGTTTTACTTATATCAGTTAATACATCACCAGTAAAATAACTTAGTCGTTCTATTTTTAGTAGTGGTGAATTTCTAATATCAAACCATCTAGGAAACTTATCAAAAGCAAGCTCGTATGTATTAGCCATCAATGGAGTAGATAAATACCTTTCAGTCCATAATCTAGCTGTTGTAATCAATGAGCTGATATACGTATCATCTGCACTTACATCTATACGTAAGTGAGCCTTAGCTTCTGTTAAGCTAATTACTTCTTTGATCGCTGGTACGGCTGTTCTTTTCATATCCTATTAATGGAATTAAACCACTGGACTAGCTAACCCGCCAAGTCCAGCAGCCAACTCCTTATCAACATTCACAACTTCGTTCGCAACAAATGAAAAGCCTTTGCCTGTTACTGGATGATCTCCAGCACATGATTTTAATATTTTGACTTTTACAGTACCACTTTCTTGTGGTTTCGGTGCTGCTTTTTTAGCTTGATGTTTATTTTTATTTTTTTGTGCCATGTTGTTTTTGTTTTGTAAGTAGGGGAGAATCGAACTCCCCTCAAATACCATATACTTATTACTAAACTGCTGCCATTTTCATGGTTTTAACTGCTGCCGTGTCCATTAACTCACCATCCATACGTTTGATTGCTACAAACCCTACTTGGTGATAATCAGCGTAACGCTCAACGAGTCTACGCATTGTAATGCCCATCGTATCACGAATTACATACTCTTTGAAATCACCGTAAGCGATTGTAAGCGCATTAGCTGCTGCTGTAGCACAATCGTTATTGATTACATACTCGTGACCTGCAATAGTACCCGCTATACCTGCTCTTGGATCGCCTGGATTCCATAAGTAAAGGTTATTTGAATCCTTCAACTTACGGATAGCTTTCAGTGTAGCATCATCCATCATCCATTTAGAATCTTTCTTTCTGTAAGCTGGATCAATAGAGTGCTGTAGATCATAAAGCTCATCAAACGTATAAGCCGATGCACTAGCTGCCGTTACTCCTACGGTTGCTGCTGTCATTACTCCGTTTGGCTGACTGGACCCAGTCCCAGTAGTCATGTGAGTATTTTCAATTCTCCCCAATCTCTGACCGAATTTCTTACCTATGTAAGCATTCATATTAATCTCAGAATCTTGAAGTAATTCAATAGGAACTCTGATTATTCTAGATGTGTACTTATATGCATCTAATTGCTTAGTTCCAAACACTAAATCCTGCTCTGAATCTTGCGCATTTTCAGCAAGTAAAGCTCCTGTATTACTTGTGTCATCGTTAGTAATGAATTCTATTTTTTCACCTCGTGAAGTGTTTAGAATTGTTGCTACCTGACGAATACCAGAATAATCGAGCATTGTTTCAATAACTTGCGTATTAAGTGAGTCAGATGATGTATACCCACCTTCTGAATCTGTCCCTACAGACTGTGCTCTTGTTTGTGTTCGTACTAATTCAATATCCTTTTGCGGTGCGTTATTTCCGTATCTTATATAGTTCTCAAATGCTCTTGAGTATTCCGCTTTATCATCAAGCTTCTCACCTTTGTTTTTTTCTGAATAATCATCTTTGACATCTCTTGCAACACCCTCTCTTTTTTCAAGGTCTTGCTCTCTTTTGATTTGAGCTTCTACGGATGAATACTCTGTATCCATTCTGTTATACTCGGCGTCTTCTTCATCAGTGAATTTCCTTTTTTCATTTCCCGCCTTGTCATTAAGTGCTCGCATGTCATTGACGAGCTTATTGCCTTCTTCTGTTAATTGTTTAATTTTATCAGCCATTATCTGTTTATTTTAATCTTAAATTTAATTGTCGTTGTCTGTATTCGTATTCTGCTGAGTCGTACTCAGGTTCTTTCTTTTCTTTATGCTCTTTAATGAGTTCTTTTTCGAGTTCGTTACACTGTCGGTTGATGCTATCTTGCAATTCCTGTGGTAACACATCGATGGATTCATCATCTGTATCAGTACTTTCATCTTTTTTTATTTCACTGCCATCTACTAAGCTTAAAACATCTCTAACCTTCATGTCTTCGATATCAGAGAATGAATAATCGTTACCTAATGTTCTTTTAATAAACATGATAGCATTACTTGTACTACCTCGTAATGCCTTTTTTAATGCATCTGGATTGCTAGGAATATTTACTACAGAGATCTCAATCAGCTCCTGTCCATTAAAGAAAAACGTATCTTTATCTACAACCTCATTACCCTGTAATCTACCCTGCTTACCTTCTTTGCCTTCAGCATCTGGAATGGGTAAAAAACCTACACTCACAGCCTTAAGTGATCCGAATAAAATCTTTCTGAATATCTTCTCGGCTTGTTCGTTAATCTCTTTTGGCTCAAATGTTATGTCACCAACTAACATTCTTACACCATCATTTTCTTCTACTCTCGCAACCGCCCTTCCAATTACATCGTCAGGATTAGGGGGGTCACACATTCCCGCGCCATACACATTATGTTGATAGCCAACGATTCCATTATTATTGAAGTTTTTTAAATCCCAATTATCTTGGTTCAATACTGACTTATGTCTATCCTTACTACCCGCACTAAAAACAAATGTGATTGTCCTTGTTTCCTCTACATCCTTACCTATAGCTCGAATATTACCATGTCCATAATTTGCGTTTTTAATTTCCATCTTCTTTTTCTTTATCTTCATCAGAGGTATTAGCCCCTGTAAAATTCATAGGCTGTAAAGGTTCGTCCAATCCTTCCAGATTGTTTTTGTTTTCCATCTCCCTCACCTCATTTCTAGTGAAGGCCCCTATGTTTACCATTTTGGTGTAAAAATCACCTCTCGTTTTAATATCAGCCCTTTGCAGGGCATCCAAATTGAATTTTATAAAATATGTACCTTTTTCATCTTCCCTTAATAGCTTCTTATCTAGCTCCATTTCCCACTTCTTAATCCATGGAAGTAAAGCATATCTAACAAACTCTAATGATTGATGTTCGATGTTGGAAAAGGTCGCATTTGCCAGATTAGATAGCATGTGCTGAGGGATTCTTGAAATCCTGCTCATTTCCTCTACTGTAAATGTTTTTGATTCTAATAGTTGAGCTTCTTGTAGTGTAATTGGGATTCTGTGAAACTTCATATCCTCCTCTAAAAATGCAACTTTACCAGCATTACCAGGACCAACGTATTTACTATTAAATTCTTTTTTTAATTTTTGTCTTGTGGGATCATCTATCTTCCCTGGATGAACAAACACCCCCGATAAATTACCTGAGTTTTCGTGAACTGAATTACTATGCTCGTTTTGTGATACACCGCCTTTAATAACTACTTTACCTGTATCTAACCAACCCTGACCTATAATGCCGTCACCAGCATAATTAGGAATATGTAAGATGTCACGCCCTGCAATCTCTCTTTCTACACCATCTTTTTCGAATACATATATAGGTGTGCCTCTACTTGTAATGTATACGGCCTGTAATTCTGTGAATGGTATTATAATAAGTGATTCGGCCTCACCCCTTCCATTACGTATGATTTGTGAAATACCATTTCCCCCGCAGGTAGCATTTATTTGCATTGTATGTCTCCATACAAATGACGTTTGATATCCGTTAGGTTCGCGGTGTAATAGTTGTTGTAATGGGTGGTCGTAGGCTATTTCGCGCCCTGAATCGGTGCGTTTATATATATTAAGGGGTACTTGTGCTACACTTTCCCCAAGATCGTTATTAGCTGCGTAAAATGATGAAAGTGTTAGAGCCTCTTTTTTACCTACCTTACCCGATCCACCATCTAACCAATCATATACATCTGTGATTGTTGTTGATGGATTCTCTAAAGTTGCTCTTTTATTGGACCGTAAAAAGCTGAATATTCCCAATAGTTAAAACGTTTGCCTAAATATAGTTAGCAAACGAGACAACATTGTTGTCATAGAAATCTATTACACTCTTTTGTCTGAGCTTTACAGCCACCTAAATGCGTTTCATATATAGATGAGCTGGTTTCTTGATGTCCAAAAAAATTAGATAAATGATTTAAACAAATTATTCCTATCTTCTTTTTATGCGCTACCCTTGATATGTGTATGTCTGCCATGTTGGGTAAATGAAAATCTGAATACTTTAATTTGATAGCTGAACTATGCCACGCCATCACACCAGTACCACCGATGTTTACGTATTCATCTCTAATCACTCGATCTAAATAATGATGTTTGATTTGCGGGTCTGTATAAAAATCTTTTATTGGTCTGTTCTTAAATACCTTACCATGATAAGTTACTATCACTTTATTGTTATAGCCTTGTAGCTTCTTAATCGTAGACCTAACATAATGACTGGGATAAATAATATCATCGTCGCAGGTGAATATATAACCCCTTAATCTCTCTACCCCAAAAAATTTGGCTGCATCTCCTGTACTATTGTCTAGGACTTTAACATTAATCCACCGTCTATTTAAAAACTCTGGTATATAGCTATATCCGTTTAGAAATACATTGATTTGCTCCACTTGTCCGTATAGGCTATTGATAGTTAGTTTTAACTGTTGCTCACGGCTTGGTATACTAGCTATTTGTATTGTTACCCCCCTCATTTCTCAACCCCCTTTATTTTGTTAGCTATATTATTCCCATGGAGTACCTGTGTGTACAGTACCTTATCAATCTTTTGTGAGTGATAATAAAAAGGCATATAGGTATGGTCATATTCATAACATGTTTTAATATCTTTGCTCGTTCTTTCAATTAATGATAAAAATGGACTATTATTTTGATCCCTGCCTGATGTATAATATTTGTTTGTTTGCGCGTCCCATTGCTCACCATCTACATCAATCAATTTCACTTTATTTGAATGTGCTTTTTGAATTTCTGCGATAAAATCAGGATGAATGATGTCGTCATTGTCAAGCCGTGTTGTTATGATAAATTCTTTTTCTGTATGCATTAACATTTCAGAGAAAGCGTCAATAGATTTAACCGTCCAGACATCGTAAGGATGTAGTAGCTCGTTTAATTGGTTAATGTATCTTTTAGGTGTATTCTCATCAATTAGTATAACCCACTTAAAGGATTTTTCAGATTGATTTAATACACTGGGTAGGTTCCATTTCTTAAACTCCTCTATCCTTCTGTCCATCCATTTAGAAGGGTCTTTTATCTCATACTTATTTTCTGAGAATAGCCCTAGATTAAATCTAGTTAGTAAATAGTGTTTGTAGTTTTTCATGTTATTTACTTCTACCTAGCTTATCCATACCACCCAATGAAGGTACACCTATTAGCTTAGTCATTACTTTTCCGCAATCGCATTTTACTTTGTCATCATACTTCTTGACTAGCTCTTGTTTGTGTTCTCCACACTCACACTCGTAATTAAATATAGGCATATATCTCGTGTTTATTTTTATTAATAATTCTTAATTCACACCGTATACCGCGCGACCACCATAACAATTGTATCTTACCTAATGTAGATAGTACAACATATGTTTTTCCATCGTTCATTTTTTCAGGTGGATCATCCATAATACAGATTTTATAAAAGTATTGCATTACTTTTTAGTCCTTTTTTAAAACCTTCTAATACAATTTCATGCGCTCTTTTTACCAAAGCGAGGGGGACGGTTGTAGAGTCGTATTGCTTTGCATTCTCCTCAAGAAATGAATATATCTTATCAAGATTACCCCCGACCATTTGGAGTAATTTAGCATCAAGTTCTTTTTGTGTTAAATTTTTCATCTGTATTTGTTTATGATGTTGCTTTCAATGTACATTTTTCTCTCTAATCTACTATTAAAATCTAAGTAGTTAAGACTCTTTTGTTTGTCGTGAATTCGGTATTTACAGACTACCTCATCAAGGTACGTTAATTTAGCTCCATTTAATAACAATCTGATATTTAAATCATACTCCTCACCCGTAATTAAATCTTCGCTCATACCCCCAACCGCCTCTAATGCAGATGTCCTGTATAATACAGTACTCCCGTGAATTGTATTGTCAGCAAGCAAACTCTTTACGCTATGATAACTACTCTTTATAATCGTGCTTGATGTTTCGGTAAAGTTAATCGCATTAGCGATCACTATATCATACCCATCTGCTGCATTATGTAAGTCTGTTAAGGCATTCTCAGTTAATAGGTCGTCGTCATGATGCATCTTTACAAACTCAAACCCATATAACACCGCTTGCCTTAAACCCTCATTAAAATTTTTAGATAAACTTTTATTCCCTTTTACCAAAGATAGGCAATAGGTGTTATTATCTTTTATGCTTCTATATACCGAATCAATAGATTCCTTAAGATAGCCCCTATCTTCTTTATATGGTATGATGATATTTATTTTCATGATCTATTTCTTACAACCCTGAATGCTTTGAAAGATGTATATTTATCAGCTCCGAATATATCTCTATGCATAGAGTTTATAAACTCAAAGCACCTTCTATCATCTTTGAAGGTATTATTAAGTAATCTATGACACTCTAAGAATCCCTTTGATGTATACAGTAGCTTCGAGATTTTAGACGGTATTCTTTTTTCAAAAAATTGATATAACCATTCTGGCTGAACATCAACAAACCTATCTGATAAAGCCTCCATCATAGTAAGCGGGTTAATGTTAGTATTAGTCTTTAAGTCTAATACATAGGCACTTTTACCCGTTTTAATCACCTTATCATCTATACCGAGTACTCTTTTTATATTCAATCGGCTGTTATTATCAAGCCCTGACTGTTGAGATGGTGTATAAATAGGCTCATTTGCCTCATTCATAGCCTCAATTACGCTCCTGTGGATCATTCTGCCAGCTCCAATACAGTGTTCATCGTTGTATTTTGGGAGATAAACACACCTTTTTTTGCCTACTTTTTCATGAAAATGACACCCAGATACACCAAAAAATGGCGTTTCTTTCACTATTTCGGGGATATAATAGTGTAATAATTCTGGATTAATCAAATCATCACTACCTATATGTATTAGATATTCGTAATCAGGGTATTGTGATTCAATCATTTTAATACCAAAATTCTCTTTTGCTCCTAAAAAATCATTCTCGTGAATAGTATAATTGTGCCCGAACATACTTATTAACGACATGTTTTCATAATACTTAGGGTCTTTCAAGCTTAGAATATAGAATGGGGTGTACCAATCATTAGTATACAATAGGTGTTCCAATAATATTTCTGGTCTTCCCCATACTGGGATGTATGCTATAATCTTATTTCTCATAATAAATCACCTGTTCTAGTTTCATATACACTTCTTTCATCATCATAACTCATTTTTTCACCAAGGGCCATTATAGCAGCTATTACAGCGTCAACTTTATCGCTACTTTTATTTTTTGCTACCCTGATATTCTCGTTAGTATCTTCAATAATTGCTGCGTTTCTGATCATCCATCTGATCACGGGATGGTTGCAGTGATTCAGACTTCCGTTAATAGCTAGTCTATAAAACTCCTTGGTCGGTTCGCTAAATGTGGTTATGTTTTGCGCAAAGTTATTAAATATTTCAATATCCCCTTCCCATGACTGGATGAACTTGCTATTAAATAAGTGAGGATCATAAGCGATACTCTTTACATTCCAATGCTTTACAATTTCTCCAATCTCATTAGCTATAATGCTATGGTCCGATATTTCATATCCGCTTATCCTAAGATGCCCGTCCTGAATCCATTTACTATAGCTACTATTATCAAGTTTATATCCTCGCTGTTTTCCTTTTTCCTCTGTAATCCAAACCCATGTTTTAATATGTGTTATTTCTCCGTCTGGAATACACAACACGAAGCTATTAGTATCATCTGTAGAGGCTAAATCTAAGCCCCCGTAACACTCCATATCTTTTATATTCTCTGGCTCTGGATGTTTATTTGCTTGCCATTTCTCATCTTGAATCCAAACATCAGCAGCATCTACCCACTGATTTAGATTCTTGGTTTTAAAACCTACCTCTCTTTGTCCTGATTCGTTTAATGCTTTTTTGAATTGATCTTTAAGATATGACATTCTAATGGAGGCGCCTAAATTAGGGTTGCTCTTTATCCAGTTCTTTTCATCCTTCCAATCATCACCGTGATCCATGGTATATATGAGAGAAAATACGCTATCATCTTCTTTTATTCCTTCGACAATATCAGCAGCAACCTTGCGTACACCAAAACAATACCCATGTTTATTAAATCCAGCGGTTGTAATTAAGCAGAACATGGGTTGTCTACGTGATCCCATACCAGTTTCAATAACCGACACCATTGAATCGTCTTTAAATTCATGGACTTCATCACCAATTGCAAAACTGGGATCAAGTCCATCTTGTGTTTTTGAGTCGCTACCCAATGCCGAAACAAAGGAGTTTGTTTCTAAGTCAACCACCCGCCTTACTAGGTTTCTATTTTTGAATAGTGTAAACCTACCTTTTAACGCTGGACTGCAATTAATTATATTGCCGATATCGTTTACTAAGATTCCTGCTTGGTCTTCTTTGTTTGCAAAGCAGTATACTTGCGCACCCCTCTCTCCATCTAATACCAAATGCCCTCCAGACAAGATTGCCATTAAACTTGTTTTTCCGTTTTTCCTTGCCACCTCAACATACGCGGTTCTAAACCTCCTGGTCCCGTCATCCCTTTTCCAACCAAACAAACACGCTATTAAAAAACACTGCCAGTCCTCTAATTCAAACGGCTTGCTATCCTTGGCCTTGTCTCCTTTCCATGGGTGACACAGTCCAGAAAAAGCTATCCACACCTCAGCTTCGTTTTCATCAAAGTACAACCCGCGTTTATGGGCGTTTTTTAAATCATCTACATGCCTACAGACCGCCTTCCTTACAAGGCTTCCAGTTATTTGTTTACCGCTTAAAACATCCTTGATATATCTTTTTGCTCTTTTCAATGTCCGTTTTTCCGTCTTAATAGGTCTCCGATTGGGTCTTCTTTTTTTACTTCTGGTATATCAATTTTATTTCTTGATACTGGAGTTAGCCCGAATTGTAAACTCAATGTTTTTATAACCTCCCAACTTTTTGTTTTGACAGTTAACCACGGACTAGGGACGTAATTAGTAGCACCCTTTGTATTAGTCTGCTTAACAACCCTTCCTTGAGCTTTCAGTTCATTTTCTGCTTCCTGATAGTTTTCGTATTCCTGACAATAAATTTTGATCATAGGAATATCAATATTATATAACATCCCTTTTTCAAAAAGCTCCTTAACTGTCCCTTCCCAAATCAATGAACCCACATCACCTAAATCATCAGGAGCAGACGGGCAACCATCAAACATATCAGGAACAAAAGGATTATCAGGAACCCTGCTTTTTTCAAGAGTGCCCTGTAGCTTTTTTATTTCGTTCGGTATCTTCTTCCCTTTGGTCTTTGCCATGTTATTTAAAGGCCCTCCTTAAAACCTGCGGTATAAAAACTTTGCC